TTAAAGTGCTTCATTAGTTTCTGCTCCTTTTTTGTTAAAATGGGCGGGCAGGGGAGGGCCACCCGCCCGTCACATTACTTGACGATGCGAGCGCTATCGACCAAGTCTGTGATTTCCTGAAAATCAGACGTTGCGTCTGCTTCCAACAAACGCTGTCCAAACACCGTATTACCCGTAATTTCCATATCCGAAATACACGTAATCTCAAAAGCGTCTGCGACTTGATCGCTAAACACTTTTTTATGTAAACCTGACACCAGATAAAAATCTTGCGACAAAGTCGGGTCAGTTTGTTCAACCGTCCAAATTTTCGCTCGATCTTCATCAAACGCATCGTTTGCTGGTCGGTAATACTTACCGCCAACATTTACCATATCGCGCTGCTGCCATTCATGATTTAACGGTGCATATCCAAATGTCCCATTTGGTGTAGTGTGATTAACGTCCAAATGGTCATTTTTTACAACTGACACTTGCTCTGGATCCAAAACATCACGCAAATAATTAGGTAAATTATCTGGATTTGTTTCGTACAAGAAATAATCTTTCTTGCGTTCCCACATTTGCTCTGGAACGATTTCAGCCGTAATCATAATCACGCCACCAGTATTCATCTGGGGTGTACGAATCGAACATTCAACACTCGCAAAACCATTTGTAACACTTGTGTCCAAATTTGCAGCGTCAGTTGCATAACGTTGATTATATCCAATCATTGTTGATTTTTTGCTCAACAAAATTGGTTGCTTCATAGCTTCTTCTGGAACACGAATACCTTCCATCAACATATCTATAATGTGCTCGTCATCGATCCCATCATACATACTCCGCAATTGAGCAAATGCTGCTGTCTTCTTTGCCTGATCAATGTCGGCAAGTGACATCGTAGCATTACCACCCGACGTCAATTCTGCATAAACATCATTCCAAACACGCTCACCATCGGCATTTGTCGTAGTTGGCGCCCCATTTGTGTCCGCGGGCGCTCTATAACCATTAACCTCCAAAATTGTAGGCGACACAACAGGTGCTTCAAACGTCAAACCGTTAAGCGCAACTTGACCATCGATCAACTTTTGGTCAAAATCTGGCACAATATGATTATTATCCAATGACCAGAATGCCTCTGCAAATGTATGATCAAACTGATTACGGATTGGTAACGACGCTGACCGGGCTTTTCGACGTTCATTAACTATCGCATTATACGCTTCCACTAGAATGGTACTATAATTACTCGCTTGAGTATGAATGCCCATTGTTTGCAAAAATACATTTACTTGCTCACCCCAACTAGCTGTATCAACAGTTGTTGGATTATGTGATGACGAAGCAGAGGAAATTGTTATTTCACTATTTCCGTTAGCAATTTTGTTAGTTTCAAAAAAGGGAACTACACTTCCACCAATGCCTGTTTGACCTTTATAAGAACGATTTAATTCTTCCATCGATCCGTTAAAACGCGGAAACGCTAACATTGGTACATAATGCGCCATAACATCTACACGTATACCATTCATCAACAGCTCTGCTGTTTCCATCATTTCTATATTAACCCGAACGCGCCCGCGCTTAACTGCGTCTTCACGCAGCATCGGAAAATATTTCAAAGGAATGATCATACCAGCGTCAGCTGACGTCAATAAACGGCCGCGATCGCGGCGCGTTGACCTTTGTACCTGTATTGGTGCAGTTGGCACCATTTCCGTCATTCGCATTTTATTTTCTCCTTTTTATTCGTTTCACCATGGCAACAAACTTCTGCCTAATTTTCTTGCACTTTTTGCAACTCATTTGTGCGGACTAAAGGGCGCCGCCATTGTAAACGGCGTCACCTTATTAAACGTCAAAGCGGGCGGTATTAATTCCAACCGCCGCTTCACAGCTTCTCCACGTTTAGGATCATTAAAGCCTGTACCCGTTTGTTTATGCGCTGATAAAACTCCAGTGCTATAAACATCGGCGACAAACTTTAATGGACCATAAAACCATGACAACGCATCGCCATATTGTTCTTCAACAACCGCCGCTGCACTCATAGGCGATGCACTCAAACTTACCGGTCCTACATGTAATGGAAACTGTTCCATCACTTCCTCCGGAACACTATAACCTTGAGGAACTTTAGGATCGTTAGGTAAGTCAACACCACTTTCCGTGGTTTGTTCTATTCTGTCAGAAAACAACTTTCCCGTATCTGCAGAATTTATTGACCCAACCGACCCCAACGCTTGTTTTGACAATATTCCCGTATAACGCGTATTGGCCAACGTATTGCCAATATCGGCTTTCATACTTTTTAAAGTCAAATCTCTTACTTGCTTGTTATATTTATCAATAGGCGCCTGCCTATATGAGTCAAATATACCCGCTGCCGCATTTCCAAACGCTGCCGCCTTTGAAATAGTCGGTAAACCTGTAAAACCTTGTCCACCAGTATTTCGCAAAACTGTTAGCGGGTTAAAACCCGCACGTTGCGCCGCATTTCTCATGCGTACAAACTGGTTATCTTGATCTTTTATTGCTTGGTTACGTTGTTGTTGCGCTGCTTTGTACGAAAACAAAGACCCAACCACCGCAGCTGCTATTTGTCCAAACATTATTTTTTACTCCTAATAATTTCGATTACTGCTAAAACCGCAACAATGGCGCTTACAAATCCCCACAAAAAATATGGATTTGTTAGCATCACCATTTCCATTCGAAATATATTGGACCGTATAACGCTACACTAATTACGGCTCCCATTACTGCTCCATGCAGCACGTTTACAAACGTTTTATTCATCTCTTGCACTCCGCTCTAATTTAGACAAAATTAAATCTGCAAGAACACATAAAATCGTAATCGCAGCAGTTTCCACTTGCACCGCTTGCTCTTGTGCGATACCAACTCCAACCAACGTTCCGCCAATCATTGAACCTGCTCGGCGTATCAATGGTTTCAAAAATTCTCTAGCAATAATATTTATCAATTGGTCTCACATTGGAACTTTAACCAACTTGTTCGCATAATATATATTATGCGGTAGTTGTTTTTTTCCAACCCCTTACGTTTTTTGTTCTTGCTGTGTTATTGTTACAGACTTGATTCGTACCTTGTCAAGCTTTGACACTAACTTTTTTTTAACACCACGGAATAAATTCTTTTCGACCACTTCCACCGCCATGCGGTTTATTGTTTTTTGGTCTATCCTTGCACCTTACCCGCAGCCTTACGTCTGACCGTTCTTTTTTCACGGGGGTTTCTCGCTGGCGCTGTCTTCCGGTAGGGGAGGGTGCTGCAGCAACGCTTTCTACCAATACTGGTATACGTTTTAATTGTTGCCGCTGCCTTACTGTTGCTGCAACTTTTCTAACAACTCGCGTTGTACGTCTTCGTATAACTCCAGACGTTTGATTTCTCCGTGTTCCACGTAATGATTTATTTCGTCTACGCTTCGCCATTGTCCATCCTCATAAATTTCATTATCGTTCTTTTTACCGTGTATAACTATATCGCGTCCCGCGTAATTTATCTCCATCAAAACGCCCATATCGATCGTTTGATTAAAATCTATCCACGGTTGTATATACTTTACGTCTTTATGATGTAATCGTTTCACTAATTCTTCGTCTGTATATTCCAATTTATAATTTGTTTCGTCCCATTCCTCAAAAAATTCACTAAACGGCTCTTTGCCGTATTTTTGTATCCATCCGTTTTTAAACGCGGCCATAAAATTTTCCCGCGTTTTTCCTTGCATCATAAAAACCTTTTCCGTGCCGTTATCTTTTCTTACGCCACCCACCTTATATTTAAACGAACGCGGTATAACCGCTTGCTCCACATGCGTTTCTGCTAGATCCATAAAAAATTCATGGCCTAGTGGTGGTTTTTTGCTCATTGCAAGATGACTATCGGCACTATCCAGATCAGTGTCTTTCAACACGTATTTCAATACGTACTGAAACCCTTTCCAATCTGGTTGCTGAAAATAACTGAACCCTTTGTGCCAGTATTTCCAATCTACCCGTACGTTTTCTTTTATTTCTGGATATTTATCCTTAAAAAATAAAATTATGTGCCAATGGGCCCGGCCTTTCGCCGTGCCATATTCACCCGCCACAATATACCGTACGTCGTAACGCTTTCTAAGCCGTTTCAAAAAATCTTGAACGTCTTTATAAACCAGCGTTACAGCGTTAACCCCTGCGTCGTTCGCATAGGTCAACGTTACTGCGTAGGTTTTCTTCGAATACCTACTTTCGGCAATGCATCGACCTACAAGGTCGTTCACTCTGTTTCTTTTGCATTGCCAACATTTGCGACACGCTACCTCGGTTCCGTCATCTAATCTGTTTGGTGTCCTGCACATTTTCGCCGTTTACCTCGTCAGCGGTGTCACTAAATGCATATCCTAACAAGAAAGGTTGTATGCGTTCGGCAGAACGGAACTCCAATACATGGAGTTTCCGTTCCGTTCTGCCTTAGTCGACTTCATCGACATAAATGGGACGTCCTATTTTCGGCTCGTCTTTACGAAGCCGCCAGTTTTTCAACTGCCAATGTGCTGGGTCGTAGAAATTCCAATCGCCACCCCAATCTAATTTAAGATTGCGTTTTCTTGCAATTTCTTTACCTATCGACCCAACAATGTCCCATTCTTTTTTGCTAAGGTTCCAATATCTTGTGGCGTGAACTATATCCACTGCACAACCATATTGATGCGGTGAATTACCGCCCTTAGCTTTACTTCTCCCTTGCGCGTGTAATTCGTTTTGACGTTGCTCATCGCGCAACATTTCAAACGCTAAAACAGGTATGTTTCGCGCGCTGCATGCTTTAAGCATTGCTTTCCAAAAATCGACAATCTCAGGGTGTACACCCTCATATTGCGTTTCTGTTTGTTTTTGAATTACATCTTTTCGCTTCAGGGCTTTTGCGTCTGCTAATGCATACGCTGCTACCGTATAATCTTTATGAACAGGCTCATCCCTAAACCACGCCTGAACGCGGTCTAGAAACTTCACCCATCTCATAAATTTATTCGGCGGTCGTTGCTCCTGTTGCATCGTCGCCCTCTAATTGCTCACTCTGTGCCTCCGGCACTGGCTGTTGCTCCTGTTCGCTACTTTGCTGAGAAACTTGCTGCCTCAACTTTGCCAGTTCTGCGCGCTCGTCTGCCATCGCAGCGTCGCGTCGCTCTTCGTTCAATTTTACCCACTTCATCATACGCGCAAACTCATCGTTATTGCGTACGCGTGGTTCAATATTAACGAAACTGTCTTTCTCAACTGGCGCGATACGTTGGTCAACGTCTCGGATGTTCACAAACACCGATGCGCCTTTTTCCGCTTTAATTTGCACCCAACTGCTTGCTAATGCTGTATACTCAACAGTCATTTTATCGTCCGCTGCGCCCTGCAATACGGCTTCCTTCATATCCGCATTGTCTGCCGCCCAAACTTCAATTTTTGAGTTTGCGTTTACTTGAAAGGTCACGCGCTTTGCTTTGCTACTTTCAAATGCAATTACCGCTCCAACTTTTACTTGTTGCCATTCTGTCAATGACCCATTTTTAAAGTGCTTCATTTCTTTCTGCTCCTTTTTGTTAAAATGGGCGGGCAGGGGAGGGCCACCCGCCCGTCACATTACTTGTCGATGCGAGCGCTATCGACCAAGTCTGTGATTTCCTGATAATCAGACGTTGCGTCTGTTTCCAACAAACGCTGTCCAAATACCGTATTACCCGTTATTTCGATATCTGAAATACACGTAATCTCAAAAGCGTCCGCAACTTGATCGCTAAACACTTTTTTGTGCAAACCTGACACCAGATAAAAATCTTCCGACAAAGTCGGGTCAGTTTGTTCCACCGTCCAAATCTTCGCTCGATCTTCATCAAACGCATCGTTTGCTGGGCGATAATACTTACCGCCCACATTTACCATATCGCGCTGCCACTCATGATTTAACGGTGCATATCCAAAAGTACCATCTGATGTAGTATGATTGACATCCAAATGGTCATTTTTAACAACAGACACTTGTTCTGGATCCAAAACATCACGCAAATAATTTGGTAAATTATCTGGATTTGTTTCGTACAAGAAATAATCTTTCTTGCGTTCCCACATTTGTTCTGGAACAATTTCCGCCGTAATCATTATTACGCCACCAGTGTTCATTTGCGGTGTACGAATTGAACATTCCACACTCGCAAACCCATTTGTAACACTTGTGTCCAAATTTGCAGCGTCTGTTGCATAACGTTGATTATATCCAATCATTGTTGATTTTTTACTCAACAAAATTGGTTGCTTCATTGTTTCTTCTGGGACCCTAATACCCTCCATCAACAAATCTATAATGCTCTCGTCGTCAATTCCATCGTACATGCTACGCACTTTAGCAAATGCTGCTGTTTTCTTTGCTTGATCAATATCCGCTAATGACATCGTAGCGTTCCCGCCAGACGTCAATTCAGCGTATAAATTATTCCAAACAAATTCACCATCAGCATTTGTTGTTGTCGCAGGACTAGTGTAATCAGATGGCGTTCTATGACCATTATAAAACAAAAGATTCTGCGACACCAATGGCGCTTGAAACGTCAAACCGTTTAACGCTACTTCGCCATCAATCAACTTTTGATCAAAATCGGGAACAATATGATTATTATCCAATGACCAAAACGCTTCTGCCAATGTGTGATCAAATGCATTTCGCAACGGCAGCGAAGCTGACCGCGCTTTACGTCTATGATTAACAATTGCATTATACGCTTCAACAATTGTCGTATTATACGAAGTTGATTGCGTATGAATTCCCATAAGTTGCAAAAATTCGGCTGCTGCTACATCGTTGCCACTACCGGACCAATTACCAGTATCAAGCAAATGAGCTTGAGTAGTATTTACAACACCATTATTATAAACTTTGTTCGTTTCAAAAAATGGTACAACACTACCGCCAATGCCTGTCTGACCTTTATAAGAACGGTTCAATTCTTCCATTGATCCGTTAAACCGATCAAAGGCTAACATTGGTACATAATGTGCCATAACGTCAACACGTATACCATTTAACAACAGCTCTGCTGTCTCCATCATTTCTATATTAACCCGAACGCGCCCACGCTTTACTGCATCTTCGCGCAGCATCGGAATATATTTGATAGGCAAAGCAAAACCTGCGTCCGCTGACGTCAATACACGACCGCGATCGCGGCGCGTTGACCTTTGCACATTTATAGGTGCACTTGGCACCATTTCCGTCATTCGCATTTCATTTTTTCCTTTTTATTCGTTTCACCATAGCAACAAACTTCTGCCGTATTTTCTTGCAATTTTTGCAACTCATTTGTGCGGACTAAAAGGAGCCGCCATTCTAAACGGCGCCACCTTATTAAACGTCAACACGGGCGGTGTTAATTCCAACCGCCGCTTCACATTTTCACCACGTTTAGGATCATTAAAACCTGTACCCGTTTGTTTATGCGCTGATAAAACTCCAGTGCTATAAACATCTGCTACAAACTTTAATGGACCATAAAACCATGACAACGCATCGCCATATTGTTCTTCAACAACCGCCGCTGCACTCATAGGCGATGCACTCAAACTTACCGGTCCTAAATGTAATGGAAATTGTTCCATCACCTCGTCCGGTACTTTATATCCTTGAGGAACTTTAGGATCGTTAGGTAAATCAACACCACTTTCACTCGTTTGATTTATTCTGTCAGCTAACAATTTTCCCGTATCTGCAGAATTTATTGACCCAACCGACCCCAACGCTTGTTTTGACAATATTCCCGTATAACGCGTATTGGCCAACGTATTGCCAATATCGGCTTTCAT